TGATACGGTCTAATGCAATGCGTTCTGCTTTAAGTTTGCCAACACGTGCCGCAAAGTCAGGGAATTTCGCCCAACTGTCTAACGTTGCATAGTTTAAATGCGTGTCAAAGTTGGTTTGTTCGCAAGAATATAAGTTTTCTTGTAAGCTGTGAATGTCCGTGGTTTCACGTGCTTTGGTGTTAGTATCGGTACGGCTTGCGACTGGTGAAAGTACGCCTAAACGCAATGCAGAACCTTTCATGTCTTGCACCATCACAACATTGATGCGTTTTAAGAAATCGGAGCTTTCAAGCACTGCATTTTCAAGCTTTTGTTGAATTGTTGGTTCGACGGTGAATTGCCCGCCATTTGCAACAAATGCCACATCTTCGCCGTTATCTTGTGCAACACCGGCAATGTAAGCTTGGAATTTTTGTTGAGTAAATTTATTCATTTGGTTTTTTCCTAAGATAAATTAAAAGAAGCGGCCGTCAGTTTCAGGTTCTTCACCATAAACTAATGGGCGTGAATTTTCGGCTTGTGCCGGCTTTTGTTTGAGTTCTTCAAACGTTGCATGAATTTCTTCATTGCCCGCTTTCATTTCTTCAATGGCTGTTTGTTGATTTGCAAAATCGCCTTGAAGTGCGGTCAATTTTTCCAAGATGTCTTTTTGTTGCTCGGCTAAAAGCTCAATGGCACTGGATTGGTCTGCAAAGCGTTCATCATCCGATTTTTCTTTTTTCGCAAATAACGCTTTGATTTTTTCCAACACAGATGGGCTTTTTTCTGCTTCTTCAACAAATTCCAATTCCGTTTCAACGGCGGCGGTGAAAATGTTTTCCGCTTTTAATTTGCGAGCATTTAAGCCATTGTGCGAGAAACTTAACATCTCTGTGCCTAAGCTTGCCGGATTATCCGTAACGGCTAAACCGACTAAGTATGCCTTGCCTGTGTCTGCAAAATTGGTGTCAATTTCAACTGATGTGTAAACTTTTTGACCTTCTTTATTTAAGGCAATGAGTGCATCAGTTGGTTGAAGTTCGGCTAAAAGCTGTAACTTGCCATCTTCACGTTCTTCTGCTTTCACGGCTAAGACGTCACCAAAGCAATGAGCATTGGCAAGTTCAGGGAGATAGATAGAGAATTTGATGTGGTCAAGATTGATGCGTGCGCCGTAGATGTTTTTTGGATCGTAACTTTCGGCCATTTCTTCAATCCAGTTGCGCTGAATTGTGCGACCGTCAGTTGTTGCCCCTTCTGTTGCGACAACTACCCATTTAGATTTTTTTGCCATTGGTTGTCCTTTCTGTGGTTGGTTTGGCTCAAAGATTGCCATTATTCTGAAAGGTTTAATTTTTGCGGTCTATGGGTTGTTTTTGTTGCTTTTCTGTTCACAGGTGCGCTGTAAAGACTAACGCCAGCCCCCTTTCTATTATGCGGTTGTAAATTGAAAGGATTATGAATGGACGAACAAGTTATCAATCAAGCTTCGCCCGATGTGACGGCGGAAATAAAACGAAAAGCACAACAGATGTATTTTAGCGGTTATAAAATCGCTGAAATTGCTCGTCAGCTTGATATTGCCGCGTCCACGATTTCCAGTTGGAAAGATCGCGAAAAATGGGATGATGTCGCCCCTGTTGGGCGTGTTGAATTAGCCCTTGAAACAAGATTGAATTTGTTGATTGCCAAAGAAGAAAAAAGCGGGGCAGATTATAAAGAAATTGATTTGCTTGGTCGCCAAATGGAACGCATGGCGAGAGTTAAGAAATATTCTTTCGGGGATGGCAATGAAGTGGATTTAAACCCGAAACTTGCAAATCGAAACAAAGGCGAAAGGAAGAAAGCAGAACAAAATGCCATTGATCAGGAACAAGAAGAATTGTTGATCAATGGCTTTCTTGATGGGATGTTTAATTATCAGCGAGTTTGGCATAAAGCGAAAGAAAACCGCATCAGAAATATTTTAAAAAGCCGACAAATCGGGGCAACTTACTATTTCGCCCATGAAGCCTTTATTGATGCATTGACGACTGGACACAATCAAATCTTTTTGTCTGCCAGTAAAAAACAGGCGTTGCAGTTCCGCTCTTACATTGTGAACTATGCCAAGCAAACGGCAGATGTAGATTTAAAAGGCGAAACCATCAAATTGCCAAATGGGGCAGAATTAATTTTCCTTGGCACGAACTCTGCCACGGCTCAATCGTATCACGGCAATTTATATTTTGATGAAGTGTTTTGGGTGCCTAAATTTGATGTGATGCGTAAAGTGGCATCAGGTATGGCGGCGCAAAAGATGTATCGCCAAACGTATTTTTCAACGCCGACCACGATTGCGCATCCCGCTTATGCGTTTTTCTCTGGAAAAGCATTTAATAAAAATCGGGCCAAGGCGGACAAAGTTGAAATTGACATTTCGCATGAGAATTTAAAAAGCGGCAAACTTTGTGCTGACCGCCAATGGAAGCAGATTGTTACCATTAATGATGCGATGGAAGGTGGGTGCAACCTATTCAATATTGATGACCTGATCGCAGAAAACAGCAAAGAAGAATTTGAACAGTTGTTTTTGTGCCAGTTTGCGGATGATAACACGTCGGCGTTTAAATTTGCCGACTTGCAACTTTGCCAAGTGGACAGCTTGGAAGAATGGCACGATTACAAGCCATTTTATCAACGTCCATTCGGTAATCGTGAAGTGTGGTTAGGTTATGACCCCGCCTTTACTGGCGACCGTGCAGCGTTGGCGATTATTGCCCCGCCTAAAGTGGAAGGCGGTGATTATCGTGTTTTGCATTGGCAAACATTTCACGGCATGGATTATGAAGCACAAGCGAGCAGAATTAAAAGTTTCTGTGATGATTACAATGTCACCCGCATTGTGATTGATAAAACTGGGATGGGGTCAGGCGTATTCCAAGAAGTAAAAAAATTCTATCCAATGGCAATCGGTCTTGATTACAACGCTGATTTAAAAAATGAGATGGTATTAAAAACGCAAAACTTAATTCAGAAACGCCGTCTTAAATTTGATGGTAACGAAATCATCACCAGTTTTATGACAGTCAAAAAACGTATTACCGGAACAGGGAAGATTACTTATGTATCTGACCGTTCAGAAGATGCAAGCCACGGCGACTTATCATGGGCAATTATGAACTGCATTTTAAATGTGCCTTATGGTTTAAACGGCGATGTGTCAAGTAACCAACCAACCATTTTCACTTTTGAATAGGATTACCAAATGAGCAAAAAAACAAAAAAATCAACCGCACTTTCTACGGGGAATCAAGCACAGGCGTTCAGCTTTGGTGAACCTATTCCCGTGCTTGACCGTGCAGAAGTATTGAATTATTTCGAAAGCGTGTTGATGTATGAGAAATATTACAACCCACCAATTAATTTAAGTTATCTTGCCAAAGCCTTAAATGCATCTGCACATCATAACAGTGCGATCACGGTGAAGAAAAACATTTTGCTTTCTACCTGTAAAACGACCGCACTTTTACCACGCACGCAGTTAGAAAAACTGGTGCAAGATTATTTAGTGTTTGGTAATGCTTATCTTGAAAAAGTTGAAAACACTTTCGGAAAAGTGATTGCGTTAAAATCGCCCCTTGCAAAATATATGCGCGTTGGCGTGAAGAAAGGTATTTTTTATCAGATTGTGAATGGCTTTGATGAATATGAATTCCCGAAAGATGCGGTGTTTAATCTGATCAACCCTGATGTGAACCAAGAAATTTACGGCGTGCCGGAATATTTAGCGGCTTTACAATCAGCTTTCTTAAATGAAAGTGCGACATTGTTCCGTCGCAAATATTATTTGAACGGTGCGCATGCGGGTTCGATTATCTATATGACGGACCCAACGCAAAACAAAGACGACATTGAAGCAATCAAAACACAAATCCGTCAAACAAAAGGCACTGGCAACTTTAAGAATTTGTTTGTGTATATTCCAAATGGCAAAAAAGACGGGATGCAAGTCATTCCATTGTCTGATGCAGTGGCGAAAGATGACTTCTTGAATATCAAAAATGCAAGCCGTGATGATGTATTGGCGGCCCATCGTGTGCCACCGCAATTAATGGGGATTGTGCCTAATAACACAGGCGGCTTTGGTGACGTAGAGAAAGCAACGCGAGTATTTTTTATCAATGAGATTATCCCACTGCAAGAACGCTTGAAAGAGATTAACAGTTGGGTAGGGGAAGAAGTGATCACGTTTACCGAATACAAATTACTACAATAGATCCTTTCAAAATAACAGCCCGCAGAAATGCGGGTTTTTTATTGCACAAGTAACTGTTTTTGTCTTGTATAGTATTAGTATTTCCCAAGTTTATTATATCAAATCAATCAATAAAACAAACTTTAAAGCCCTGTTTTAACCCGATTTTTCGCCCAAATGCACGCACAAAAAATCGCAGTCAAACCCTCGCCACGCCTGCGCAGTAAATGCGTGTCTTTCAACGCAAATTTAGATCCTTTACAAAGCCTTTTCAGATCTAACGCCTTTCAGATCCTTTTAATCAGATCCTTTAACGCAAATTAACGCAAACAATTGCAAATTTTGATGTTATAATCTCGGCAAAATTAGGCTAAATAACGTCTGAATTGGCGTCCTGTTTTTTTATTGTAGTAAGCTTGGTAGTAAGCTATTTTTAACTATTTAATATATCTTTTAAAAACAAAGTGATATTTATCTAGATCAGCTTTCGCCAGCTCCACCACAAAATAAACC